GCTCTTGATCATAATTTTTAAAAATGTACTACATAGGGTAAGAATGTATGCCAACTATATCAACAATTACTTCTACTCAGATAAGCCAGCACTTCTATATCTTATTAGGCAAAGAACGAATTCATGTTACCAATGGTAGGACCACCGGCAAGTCCGCCAGCAGTAGGGTTGGGACCTGCCATGCCGATGCCTGGACCTCCAGTGAACAAACCGGTGGGCGCGTTGTTTGGCTGAGTTGGGGGATATAGAGGCATCAAAGTCTGCTGATTAACAGGCATTCCGGTAGGGGCCGTGTTAATGGGTTGCATGTGGACAGGTGGCGAGTTTGGTCTGGTGTTGACTTGAGTGTTGGGTTGGATGTTTGGTTGCAAGCTAGGTAGGTAGGTGACAGGAGGAGCAGCTGGTTGCATCATACCGTACTGGTTCATATCCCCGCTAGTATGGTAATCCTTGGGTAAAAAGATGTTGGTCGAACCAGTTGCAGATGGAAGCATGGTGATGTTCTGCATACCCTGCTGCAACTGGTTAATTTGCTGCTGCTGTTGCTGGAGTTGGAGCTGCTGTTGCTGTTCCTGTTGCTGAAGTTGGTTAATCTCCTGTTGTTGCTGTTGATTCTGCTGGACTTCATGTAACACCACCTGTTGAGTCTGTGCCAAGTTCTGAGCCTGATTCTGAGCTTGGTTCTGCAGCTGCAACTGTTGCAATTGCTGTTGTTGTTGCTGTTGCTGAAGTTGGAACTGCTGTTGCAATTGCTGCTGTTGTTGGAACTGGTTATCAGCGGGGATAAACTGACCAGCAACTGGTCCAGGTTGTCCAGGTTGAATAACCGTTCCAGGAGGAATAAACTGCCCAGTTACCATACCACCAGGAGGAACAACTGGAGTAGCGCGAACAATGTAAACCTTGTGAGTTAACATAGTCTGAGTTACCTTCCATTCACCGTCGACAATGACAATGTAAAAACTCTTGGGAGCCATTCCAGGTGCAGCTACCTTCTCTTCCAGGTTAACACGTCTGACAAATCCGGTAGGGTGGTATACAAAACCGGTAATGCGACAATCAAACTTGCGGTCAGGTCCCAAATCCAAGATAACACTGTCATACTGAGATGGCAGTTCCACATCGAAAATAGCACGCTGGAATCCTGCAGGGCAACAAGTCTTCTTGGGAGACTTTGGAGTATCGGTCTTAGGAGGAGGAACCTTAGGCAGGTCTCCGTAAGCAATTGGAATTTGTCCAGAGTTGATCTGTTGGACCAAAGGAGTAATCTGAGTGATTCTACTAGCAGGAAACGCGAACGCCTTCATGCTGTCTGCATATTCCTTATACTCTCCTCCATATTGACGCAGATGGGGTCCCCATTGCTGAATGTTGCCAGTAACGACAAACTTCTTCCCTCGCTGAGACAGGTAAAGACCTCCGGGTGCTTGCATATTCGGCATGTAACTCATGATGGCTATCTAAAATGCTCTCTATGTTTTGATTTGGGATGTTATTTAGTCTTTTCCGATTATCACCCGTCTCTAGTCGCTAAAAGGTACTGCTTTAATTACTAAACATTTTCCTGTAGAATGACTATCCCCCGTGTTATCCACTTCGTTTTTGGGTTTAAGGAGCAAGATAAGGAGTTCTTGTTCTCATACTACCTGGCCATATGGTCCGCCAAGGTAATTCACCAACCTTGCCAAATTAAATTCCATTATCATCACGAACCTCATGGTAGATGGTGGGACAAAGCCAAGTCGCTGGTTACCTTAGTTAAGACAGACATCCCAACTCACATTGCTGATATTCAGATTAAGAAATTCGCACATGCAGCTGATAAGAAGCGTATGGATGTACTGTTGGATGAGGGTGGTATTTACTTGGACATGGATACTATCAGCTATCGTTCACTAGAACCTTACCTAGGTGAGAAATTTGTTATGGGTGTGGAGGATGGAGTTGGTATGGCCAATGCCATTATGCTATCCGAACCCAGTTCTATTTTCTTGAGTAGTTGGTACGCACAGTATCCCAAACATTTCAATCCAGATGGGTGGGAAGAAGCGTCTGTACGCTTACCTGCAGCTCTATCTCAACAGCCGGAGCTAGCCAAGCATATCAGAATAGTAGATAAACATCACTTCTTCGACCCTAGGTGGGACCATATTGACAGGATTTTTAAAGATGTGGAAGACCCCCATCCTAACTTGCATGTGTTGCATCTGTGGGAAACACATAGCATGCCATACTTGGAGAAGATGGATGAGCGATGGTTGAAATGTAACCCTCACACATTATACGCTAAGATTTGGCGTCATGTGAAGAAGGTAGAAGCTCAACAGCGTCTGTTGTCTACTCAATCTACACCATTACCGCCTGTTAAATTCACGTCAACAGCCACTCTATCTGACGAAGATAAAGATCGTTATCGCAAGATTATCGAGATTGCTAGTAAGACAAAACCAAAGTTCTATTTAGAACATGCTACTCCCACTGAGACGGCAGATCCTAACCAAACGGTTAAGATGTTGAATCTTATCTTACCAGAAGAACAGAGAATTGAAGAAGACAAGAACTTTTCGGAGTTAAGTCAGGAGGAACTGGAACAACTGTTCCGAGGCAAGATGGATTACATCATGGACACCACCCCAAACGATGCAGATCCTGGTAGCTCTTCTGATTCGGCTACCTCTTCCACCTCTTCCACCACTTCCACCTCTTCTACCACTTCTAGTGTTCCTAGTGAGTCTAACTCGGAGTTGGATAGTATTCTGGCGGACAACTTTCGTAGATACTTGGACGAAGATCCTATATTCTCTTCGGAAGACATAGATGCGATAGTTATTACGAAACTTGGTAAATGTTGGATTATGACTGATCCTATACAGTCCAAAGACTACTATGATAACTATTGCAACAGCGATACCGAATCTGACTCATGTCCTTATTCTGATGGAGAATCTGACTATGAATCCAACAGCGAATCGGACGATGTTGTTGAACAAGATCATGTTGAACAAGATCATGTTGAACCTGCCGACGTTGTTAGTAGCTTAGATCCTGTTGAACCTGATGAACCCGTAGACGCTGTCGAACAAGCATTCACTAAAGTCTACAAAGATAACTCATGGGGTAGTACCCATCCCAGTGGTCATGGATCTCTAGATGCAGCTACGGTCAATGAATGTAGAATTCTGAGCGATCTCATTCACAAATATAATGTCGACTGCGTTATTGATGTTCCATGTGGTAAGTATAGTTGGATGGATCATGTAGTTGGCAATCTCAACGTACAATATGTAGGATTAGATATTGTCCCAGAATTGCAAGAAGAGAACCAACGTCTCCATGGTAACGAGAGGAGAAGATTCAAACAGTGTAACGTCATCGACGAGTTCGAGGAACCAGTCTCAGCTGATTATGAACATCTAGCCGGACCCATGACATCTATGATTTTCTGTCGTGACTTGACTCAACATCTCACACAGGAGGCCACATTCAAGGTACTTGGTAATTTCAGTACTAGTCATGCTACTTATCTGGCAATTACCAACTACCACATCGATAAGAACACTGAGACTCCAGAATGGAAAAGCGACAAGTGTCAACGCTTGAACGAAGGTGCATTCCGCAGACAGAACTATTTGATTGCTCCTTATTACCTCCCTCTCCCCCTTGAACAATTCAACGTGAAGGATGATTACTACATCTACTTGTACAAGATTCAAGATCTCAAGAAACCCACTGTTCCTAAGCATCTAGGTTTTAGATATGAAGGTATGGAGTACATTATGTCCTACCTGTTTGGGTACATATTTAATATCAAGCTAACAACAGTGGAAACTGGATCTCAGCGTGCTCTCCTGGACTATGGTACTGTTCCTAAGAAGATGGACAATGATCACCCATACAAGTACAGCTTGGGATACGACGAAGTGCCTCACTTTGGTACCACTACCGGATGGTGGTCATGCTGGGCTGATGGCGCATCTACCAGCTTGTTTGACGCGATGCACAATCGTCGTAAGATGATATGCGAATCGATATATTATGGATGTCCAACCGGACACCATTATTCGTTGGACATTCGCAGCTACGGTATTCCCACATCTGATGTGTGTACTAACATCCAAGGAGATAGTTTGAAGAGTCTCCCTGCGTTGGAAGTAGGAGAGATTAATGTACTATTCTTGGATAGCTACGATGTAGAACCCAAAGCGCCACACCCATCCGCCATGCATCACTTGCTGGAACTCAAAGCTATCGTACATAATGAGAAATCTTGGGTTGACGGTCTGCTAGCTATCGACGACAATTGGGTAGAACCTAATGGACGCATTCACGGTAAGGGAATGTATATTATCGACTTTATGCGTCGTATTGGTAACAAGCCGGTAATTACTGGATACATCTACATCTACGAATTCGACAGTCGCACTGTGGATAAGCAGATGTTAGATGAGTTTATTGCTGAGAAAACTATCTAGTAAGACAGGCTAACTTAACTTTTTAAAAAGCTCCAATGTCATACATTCTAATTGCGGACCAATATGTAAATATGTATAGTAGAAGCGATACTACTATCTCAGTGTTAGGTTAGAATCCCGTTACCTATCTGACAACATTATCCAACATGCAACAATTTGCAGGTCACGATTACTTTGTACCACTTGTACCTTCTCATATATTCGGTTATCCCAAATCATCCTTAGGTAAGGGAACATATGGAGAAGTTAAGCTTCACGACAATATCAGTGAGCTAGCTATTAACTATGGACTAACAGGCAAAAGTTACGCTATTAAGAAATGTAGGGAGAAGAGCATGTGGAAAGAGATAGCAGCATGTTACTACATTAGATCTAACAATATCAATAGGTTGGTGGCTATTTCGGACGATGGATGTCAAATGTCTCTGGTTTACGATCTGGCAGAATGTAGTTTGAGTAGCTACATTGATGAGGCCGCAGACAGCAAGGAGGGGTTAGATAAGAAACTTTGTCGTAAGTTCGCTATTCAGTTGGCCACTTCGTTGAGAGATATTCATGCTGGTGGAGTTATCCATCGCGACTTGAAACCTGACAATGCTCTATTGGTTCCTAACGAGGAAGGGGAACTAGTTGCCAAGTGGACTGACTTCGGTATTAGCTGGGTCTATGGGTATAGATCAGAATGCGACGATGATGGAGTGGTCCAATGTTACGGCGCTCCCGAAGTAATGTTGGGGAGGATACCATATACTGACAAGTCGGATATTTGGTCGTTTGGTTGTAACTTGTATTACTTGTTCACTGGACAGAAATTATTTACAGATATCGGAAGCTATTGGACACCTGTTTTATTGACCCTAGGTCAACCGCCAACAGAGTTAACCGAGAACACAGGATTCGTCAGGGATATCCATATCGATTCTGTCAGACCATCATTATCAATTAGGTTGTCTAAATTTCCCCGTGATGTAGCGGAAGTTATAACAGCATGTGTCAGCTACATGCCTAATGATCGGCCTACTCTTGAGTGGATAATACTAACGCTGAGCGAGGAACATGGAGTAATACAACCAACCAGAGTGAGTAATATTTTGGTAGATCGTAGGTTAGGGTTCCATGGTTATCTGTCTTCATCCACTACATCCAGTGCCAGTGTTATTGACTTACTGTATGAGTTGAATGCTGGATTTCAAATGACTTTTATGTTTACCGCTTACCGATTGCTAACTATCTATGAGTCTAGATGGGGTCTACCAGAACCCGGACCCAAATTACATGGTTTACATGCAGCCAGTTTGGAGATTGCTGCAACCATGAATGGTAGGTGGGCTAATCTGGATGACATTGATGGTCTCAAAGTATCTGATGTTCCATGGGGTAGAACATCATTGGTTAAAGTTATCGGAGGCGAATTCGCACCTGCAACATCTTACCATTACCTAACAGAAACTGATTATTACAAATCAATAAGAAGTAGGAGCACTCGGATTTACACTATCAATTTATTATTGCTCTTGCTGGCATCCGGTATGGGTAAGCGCTATAATGATCAATATCTAAGTATGATAGTGACCAAGCAATGTAGCTTGGTCCCCAAGGACACCATTGTATGGTATCTAAATGAGATCAAAGAACATCATATATGGGTAACTATGGATATGAACTACGATACTGTAGTTAGTCACTGGGATTAGCATAGTGACTAACTTCTTAACTACATATCTACTAAGTTTTTAAAAACTCTCTAACTATGTTGCGGTCTAGACGATTTGGTTGTAAACTCCTACTATTACATCTCATCGCGTCTACGCCTGGACTCCGCCAGATCTATTTCCAATTGTTCTATCTCTCGATCTAAGTCGTTGACCTCTCTTTGTTTTGTATATCTCAACTTACGTAGCTTCATCAGTCTGTCGTTCTTGGACTTACACCATAATGGCTCTGATTGCGGCTCCGGGTTTGGTTCCGGTTTTGACTCTGGTTTTGACACACAATTTTTCATGGTCGATATGGCTTGCTTGCCTACAGATTCTAACTCCTCCATTTTAGCGTGAAGATGAATCAAAGTTAGAAGATCCGTGATATCTTTGTTCGTTTTGTCATCTTGACCCGCTTTGAATTCGGGTGTTATCAAATTAAAAGCATCTTGTTTCCACATATCTGCTACCGAACTCTGCGATGTGGCTCCTATCATAGATAGTGCACCTTCAAGCTTCCTAACTGTGTCCGTTGCCCTGGTAATTACATAAGTGGTATCTAAATCATCCTTAGTTGAATTAATGGATGGTGTCGTTTGTCCTTTCGCGATGCTCATTGTGGTAAATAGATGTTAATATAACAATAATCTCTAGTAAGGGGGCAAACTATACAGTTAATTGTTATAGGGCTCATTTCTCTATGTGATATATTACATTCGCGGTTGTAACATAGATTACTAAATTACTAATATATCATTTTTTGATAACATCCTCTGGTAAAGTTTAAAAGTTACTATGTTACAGGTTATACTATATTACTTATAATTGACCCTCGCATGTAGTCGTTTTCAATCATCCATTTTAAATATCATACACCGATCTCTTATAGCGTCTTGTTGGTTTTTAAAAACCTACTTCCTATACTTGAAGGAACGTCTCTGTGGTGGTATGAACGGACCCTTAGTCCAACATTTTCTACACTTGTACCGTCGATGTCCATGTTCGCACTTCAAGTATGGGCTACAGGTATCACACGATGAACGACGTTTATTATGTTCGCAGAACAAGTGGGGACTGCAAATGGTACAATGAGAACGATGTTTGTCATGTTCGCATATAGAAGCGCCTCCACATTCACGACAGATACTACGCTTACGATTATGTGAACATATTCCCGCACCACCACAGGGACCACAATAGTACTTCGCTTTACCGTGAGGGCAGTAGTATTGCGAATTACAAATCATACAATTAAACCGCCTCGATTTATGTTCACATGGACCATGTCTATTGATACTATTGAATTTAACGGGTAGCTGTTCTACTCTCGTTTCCACCTTTTCATTCTCCTTTGATATGACTTCATGCTGAAGTATATTCTCTCCAACGGCGACACCTACGCCAATAGAATAAAAATCTAATACTGGCGGTGGTGGAGGTATCCAGTCTATGTTGTCCATTTCACTCGCTTCCTTTGCTTCGCTCATTTCGTATCACAAATATGAAGGTAATACCTGCGACAAGTTATACATTCATTCCTGTTCCTTTTTATTCGTATACACTATTAATATTAGTAAGTACACATTTACGTTTTTAAAAGTTACTATATTACATGTCTTTGTACATAAGAATAGTTAATCTACCTCCTTCTCTTACCTTTATCGCTGCCTTTACCGCTACTCTTATCGTCACTCTTATCGTTACCTTTACTGACATCTTTCTCTTTCTCTTTATTCTTCTCCTTAGAGTTACGTCTACCACGCTCAGCAGTCTTCAGTATCTTCTCCTCTTCCGAGTTAAGTACATTAGCTTCTGAACTGACATTGAGTTTCTCCAGCTCAGAAGCTGGTAAACAATCGCGTAACATTTGATCGTAGTTGTCGTACGCAGGATTGTTGTCCACGCCACCTACCATAATACCTAACATACGCTTTGCTACAATAGGTAACATAGATGGATGTTTAGGGAATGTGCATTCACTCCATACTAACTTACCAGTAAAAGTGGGAATGTTTAATCGCATATAGTTACGGACGGCTCTTGCTTCCTTAATGTTAATAGTAATATCATCAAATGTTTGATGACCACGGAGAGCGTTGGCGTATAGCGATTCCGCCATCGTAGGAGCATTACTAATAGGACCATTGATGAAGATGGGAAAACTTAGATCGCCATTAGTGACAACTGCCTCAACGCCAATATGTATATCTCCACCTACTAACATTATCTGTCTCCCGCGACAGCCGTGACTACCGTGACTATTACGTTTGCCATCGCTACTACATCCACCATCTACACTACCGTCTGTATCACCAACAACGTCATCAACAGGATAATCGGGATCTCCGAACAATCGACTACCTACACGTAACCAATCAAAACAGAAGTTATACAGTGCTACTGCGTCATCGGTTTTCCATAGTCCATCAGTACCGTAGATGTTCTTATAAACATTAAAACTCAATCCAGTAGCACGAGGTAAAGGTGCTGTGGTAAAAGCTATAATTAATCTTCTAGCTCTCGATGATTTATTCTTAATGTCCTCTAGTAACTCTCCAGTTAGGGGTCTACCATCTTTATGATTATTACGCGGTGCGAGATATACTAGAGTATCGTGATCCAGCCATTTAGTATAACTTCCTGATGGTAGATGTACAGGGTGTCGGAATAGAGACAGCTGATATTCTTGATATAATGTTTCTCCAATATTGGTTACTCTACGTTTACTGTGATCCTCTGCTTCATGACCAGATAGAAACTTGTTATAACAATAACCATTAGTGACATCATGATCATCCCACACCATCATATGGCTACCATTCTTGGTCTTAGGTGCCCATCTTTGCCACGTTTCGTGATACACACGTTGGTATGTGCGTCTAACATCATTACTTTTCCTTCTTAGAATATCTGGGTTATCTGTCTTCAATGCTACCACACCGCGTTGCCATGCGTAGTCTCCATAGATATTATCACCAATGTGGAATATAATATCCGCTGAATTATCTCTTAGGTGACTCCATAGTGTCTTCTTAGTATCTAATTCCATCATATCACAGCAAACGAATGCGATATTTGTAGGTTGATGAGTAGATAGACGTTGTTCGTATACTATTCTCTTACCTAGTGACCAGCGAAGTAGGTAATGTTTCTCCGCTTGTACATCTTTGATGACAATGCGTTTAACAATACCCCGGTTTCCCTGACTAGTTGCAGTGTGCCATACTTTATTAGTATCCCTACAGATATCTAACAGCGATAATTTGTATGTTCTAGTTAGTCTGGATACGTATATCAACACAACGCTGCAGTCACCAGAATCTTCTTTTGTTACTTCTCCTATGATAGGAGGCACCATAAATGTCTTAATCCAATGTCTCGGTTTCGCTCTTGATTTCTGCTTATCGGAAGTAGTTTGTGTTGGATTCGCAGGTGTATCCGGAACTACCTCCTTAGCTACCTTCGAAGGTAACTCTGGTATACGGTTACTACCGCTGCTTTCATGTTGATCCATATTGAGTTATATGTAGTAGTTAGTTATAGTCAAGTATGGCTACAGTTCGTACGGTAATAAATCAGTGAGAGTCTTTTATACCATAACCTTTTTAAAATCAAAGTAGTAAGATGCTATTGGCATAAACGACTAAACACGTTGATTCCATGCGTAGTTAAATGTAAATTTACATTTTAAAAACAACAATCATGTTGCACACCGTAGGCGATAGTCATTGTAATTTTTCATTCGGAGGTATCCCCAATGTAAAATATCATCATTTAGGTCCAATTACTATGTTCCGTGTTGGTAGGGATGGTAAGAAAATATTAGATATCAGCGGATCGAGTGTGCCTCATGGAAGTAGGGTAATCTGTTGTTTCGGGGAGATAGATGTACGCTGTCATTTGGCGCGACATTACTGTCCAGATGCTTTCTACACGTCCGACACGGAACCTATTCGTTTGTTAGTTACTAATTACATGAAGACATTAGTAGCTAACAAGGAACATCATACCATATGTGTTATGAGCGTTATCCCACCATGCTACAGCGAGAGAATGGTTCACAACCCTGAGTTTCCAGTGCGGGGATCAGATGAACAACGTTTGCGGTATAATTTCGAACTTAACAATGAGTTGAAATTACAAGCAGAACTAAATGGTATAGATTTCCTGAACATCAGTGACTTATATGCTGATGAGAAAGGTATGCTTAATCCGTTATTAAGTGATGATGGTGTACATATTAGTAATTCAAAACCAATGCATAATAGGTTAATTGAGTTAGGTTGGTTAAACTAGGTTGGTTGGATTGGTATGTATATAAGTTTTTAAAACTATAGTTAGTACCAATGTTATATGTTGGATTGAATTAGTGAGCCAACCTAGTGAACCAACCTAGTGAACCAACCTAGTGAGCCTCACTACGCTTGATACATTCGCAAATCCGCTTACCATCGCAGCACGCGCTACGACACATCCAACACCTAAGAGTGGTAAGTGCTACGCATTTACAAACTTGCTTGGTTCCATTTTCTTTATACTGAGCGTTGCATGCGATGCATTCTCTAACCAAATCTTCACCGACCTCTCGGTGAACGAATGCAGTCTTTGGGGTATTTTGAGCAACTGAATGACATTGTCGTGTTCTATGCAACGCATACAAATATGAATTGTCTCCAACTATCTCCTGACAGTATGCACAGGTTAAAATCCATAGATCTTTCTCACATTTACACGGCTTAATGACACCCCGGCTAGTACCCGAATCCCTATAAATGATTTTACATTTGACGCAACGTCTGTTCACGCAATCGTCCAAGGGTTCCATTGGTTCCATCGGCGCTGCCGGAGATGTAGGCTTCGATTGCTTACAATCTTGTTCACGAACTTGTTCACAAACTTGAACAGGCTCACAAGAACACGTTAGAACGTAATCCCCATTTGGCATTTTGAGTGTATCCCTACCACATTCACAACAACGGACCTTGACTGGAGAACCGCATTTACAATCCCGTTTTCTGCCTCTATCCACGAATGGAATATCGCAAGTCGTACATTGGCGCATCAAATAGTCGGGTAATTCAGAACGCTCACCGACCACTACAGCCGCTGGATTGATAATGGGTTGTTCAAGAGGTTCGTTATCAGGTTGTTCTGGTTCAGGCTGTTTTGGTTCAGGCTGTTTTGGTTCAGGTTTCTCTCTGCTAAGAGCTTGCATAGCCAGCACAGAAAGTACTCTCTGTACTTCAAATAGTTTATCCTTTACAATCTGGTCCAAACTGGATTGGGGTTTCTGATGGTCAACCACTTCAACTGGAGCGTTACCTGACCCTCCAGGTGGTAGTTCAATGTCGTACGCAGGTACTATGGCGTTAGGATTTAGATGGAAGATAACCATCGTTACGGCACTGGATAGAATACTTAATATCTGCCGAATAGCAGTATTAACATCGTTGACAACGTTAACCGCATTACCTGCGTTCGGGTCAACTGGATAGTTGCGCTTAATTTTCTCCAATGCGCATAGTAACCACCCCAGGATTGACACCATAGTACCAGGTCTCGATAGAGCTTGTACTCCTACAGCAGCTCCAACACCGAATAAAGCGAGATTGAATACAATCATAGGAAGCAGCATGTAAACAAACATGTAAGAGAAAATGGAGAAGGCAGTGGGGAACACCATAGTCCAGAAGACGTTCCACCCAAAGTATACACAACAAGCGTAGAATCCAATCTTGAACAGGCCTGCGAATAATTCCCATGGCGTAATAATGTGGGGAGTATCCCAGAAACCATGAGCTTCGTTAATACGTTTACGGTAGCGAGTTACATCTCGCTCTACAAAAGCTTTATGTACTATCTCCCCGTAGTGCTGCGATTTATCCGAATCAGCAACCGCCTGCGACACTGGAACAACGGGTTTACTTGGTTCATTGGACCTCTCACTAGACCTTCTACCTGGCTTTACAGGTTCGCACATTGGTTTTGGAACGCTATAAGTCATTATTAAAAAGTTAAATCTCCACTTTGTTCACATATAAACTTTTTTTAAACCTATACTGGATTGCACTAATGGATATAAAAACTTTGGTTTGGGTATAGTCTAGCTCTATCGCTTAGACGGCCTAGACAGTAGCAATGGATCCCATCCTACTTGCAATCTGGTTAACAAAATCAAATGGATTACTTACCACGTTGACGTCGGGGCTTCCATATAGTTTGGACGCATCCAGTTTACCTACCACGTCCGGTGGCGGCAGATCAACAATGGACAAGTTAGGGTTCAGAGCCTTCTTAGCTTGATATATCGCAGTTTGGTCCATGTTTGCAGGCATAGTCGCGTTCATACCCGTATTCATACCCGTATTCATACCTCCGGTTGACGAACATCCCTGCATTTCAAACTGAGCATCTTGCATCATAGGTTGTCCAGTGTATTGTTGTCCAGTGTATTGTTGAACATACTGTTGACCGACGTACTGTTGCCCCTGCTGACCGGCGTATTGTTGGTTGACGAACTGGACTTGTTGCTGATTTGCCTGAACACACTGTTGTCCAGTCTGATCGTACTGGACCGCTTGTTGTTGAGCCATTTGCTGCGCTTGTTGCTGAGCCTGTTGCTGCATCATAATATAGTCTTGAGGAGTCATACTATTACCGTTACCAGTGTTATAGTTGCCTTCATCACCAACCATTCTCTTAACGGGATTACGAGCAGAAGGAATAACATTGCGCACATCAGTAGGATTACGTACGAACTTCCATCCATACCAACCACCAGCACGCATATGTCCCCACTTAGATACCAACTGTTCACGCAGACTGTTTCTGTCTGGCAATCTGGTCTGAGGGAATGCAAAGCGGTACCACTCACGATAGTTAGCATAACAATCGTTAAGAGTCAGATGGTGGCGTTCATCAGCGATCTCACTTCCATCTACTGCAGTCACAGTAACCTTCTGGACTTCTTCACCCTGCCATTGGAACACTGGGTCAATGTCCTTCCAATACTGATCAGTATATTGCTTGACAATGGTAGGCACCTGACGCAGACCATCGCGAGCATACAGAGGATAATACTGAATAAAGGCCCACAACAAGTATGGACTCAACAATGGAATACGCTGCTCAAAGTTGTCATTACGCTTGAACTTGCGTTGGCGCATCTGTTCTGCGGGATCGGCAGGTGCATCATACACAAAGTTAGCCAAGTGGGGCAGTACAACTGCACGATCCTGAATGGCACCATCCACATGAACGAACATGGGCAAGTTATTGGCAACCAACACAATCTTAAACAACGGACGAATATCATCACCATCCATATTCAATCCTCGACCGAAGAAACTGTCGTTACCAGAGTACAGCTTGAAGGCTTCGTCACTGAATCTAGCCTTCTTACTGGCCTCTTGTACGATGACTAATCTAGTTCCCTTGGTTCGTGCCAATGCTGGGGTGGGACTGTTAGCATCAAACTGTTCCTTAGTCAAGAATGACACTGGTAACTTAACCAAATAAGGTCCATGGATACATTCTTCGGCCTTAACCCACATAGACTTACCATTACCACCCTCTCCGATTCGCATACCCACCTTCTTGTCTATATTACCTCCGCGGAACACAGACGCTTCATACTTCATCATATATTCAAACAGTTCATCGTCTGGGTACATCTGATGAGCCCAATTCATGGCTTCCACCACCATCGGATGTTCCCATGTTAAATCTGCAAAGTAGCGAGTAGGAGCACAACGACATTTGTAGTCTTCTGGGATACCCTGACGGAAGGTAATACCAGTATCTGTAGCTTCGAACACACCATTCAGCAGGGCATAGGTTTCGCCATCACTATCCAGATATTTGTTGAAGTTGGCATTATAGAAGAACTCTGCAACTTCAGACATTACGTTATTCTTGACACTAGTGCGTCCCAAGTTAATGATAAGAGCATTGATCTTCTTGATTTCTGCACGCAGTCCTGCTTTCTCTTCTTCATTGGAAGTTCTCTCTGCAGCTTCACACATGTCTGTGCATAATCGCTCGAAGCGATTACGGAAATCGCTACTAATAAGTTTGCGCAACTCAACACCATGATCAGACTCTACCCAAGTATGACGATGAAAGTAATACCAGCGTCTCTTGGAGAAGGACGAACAAGAGAAGTTCAACCAATAAGTACGGTACAACGCTTGAGCAATGTCATTCTCCACACTAGTACTTGCCTTAGCCAAGCTGGGTAAACACCAGTCCATATGCCAAGCATTATATGCCTCCTCATTATCCTGACTGGCAAAGGATGCTAGAGTATTCAGAGTGTACCAATTGTTAAAGAAAGTGTGATACAACGATGTGCAGATATTAGTAATATCTCCTTGTAAGAAACTTGGTATTTCGGTACCAGGTTCCAGGTTCTGGATGATGTATACTGTCTTCTGTATCCACATATCCAGACCGCGTTGAGTTCCGTCGCTGATGTTATACAACACCTTACCGATCTTGGTCCAATAGATCTTCTTCATGAAACGGTCCTTGGATAACATATGCATGAACCGCTGTGCTATCTCAATTGGACGCTCGTCAGCTACATTTCGCTGACCGGGAGAGGAAGCAGGTGACGCATTGGGAGAAGCTCCAGGTGACGCGTTCTGTCCATTACTTCGTGGAGTGCCAGATAGAGCATTAAGCATGTAGTTTTGTGCGTCTGTACCGGTAGCACCGCGGTTCAGAGGAGAGTTTTCATTCAGTGGTGTTGGTCTGGTATAATAGTCATTAGACAAGAACAGTGGTAACCAGAACGTGATGTCAATGTTACCATCGCCATCACGATACTGTTGGAGTACATTCAGAGATTGTTGCTTCTCAGTGAAGATGGAATGATAATCTGGGAAGAATATAGTATTCAAAGGTGCAGTCTGAGTCTGGTATACATCACTATCAAATGACATCTTAACTCGATTGACATAACCCCAGATACCACTGAACATCAGAGGTTCTTGACCTTCCTGCTCAGTGTGACCATAGAAGGTCAGAGGTTTATCTCCAGCCAAACTGATGAAATCAGTGCGATTTACCTGCTGACCATTGATGTACTTACTTACAGATAACTCCTTGAGAATCTCCATGGCCCGAGGGAATACCAATCTGCGTTGAATATCAATAGCAGACACACAGTATGGAAAGTAGATACGCGCATGAGAATGAGTAATAACATCATTACCGTTCTTCTCGGTCCAGGGAGCTGAAGTGCTAACAGCTGCTAACAGTTGTGCAGCATTATTAGGATCCAGTTGGAAAGTAGCACGAATAGCTTCCTGAAACGCATGACAAATACTCTCCAAGAAACCGGTTAGCCAGGGAGCACATTCTTCTCCTACCAACATTGGTTTAATGTCGATGATCAAAGGACAAACATCTCGCTGCTTCTGAGCCAGTGGAAAGGCGCCACTCTCTTCATCAAAAGAAAGCGCAGATGCCTCACATAGTTGGCGCCAGAATTCAGAATGATTCGTAATTTTCAGTCGTTGCCTTGGACTATACATGGAAATGATATCAAATTCTCCATTCAATCCGGTGTCAGTAGTAGTGCTTCGCAACATCTGTTCAATGACTGGACTTCGTTTGAAGTCTTGCCCTACAGGCTGAAGATTAGCATTATTGGCGTACATTTTACCTATGGCGAATAGTAGCTAATATGACGACAGAAATCAGAAAAAGAATGTTATTGTCAGTTGCGTGAAATCTCCAATCACCTCGCTAAGCGACACGGATTGTAGCCTATATTCAACTTAATCGATGGAATCAGAGTTGAAAGTCGAACAGACAATTATTCCTTTAAATAACAGTGTTATTTCTCTAGATTCGTAGTCACAGTTTCATGATTTAAATTATAATCGTCGTCACGTATCGAGAATATATTTTCTTATGTTATATATTGTTTGATATCAAGTAGGTAGCCCAAATAAACAAAGATAGCAGAAAAATTGAACAGTAGCGGACAAAATCGCTGAGTTAGCCCAATTGCTACAATCTAAATGGACAAAGGTAAGGAACACGCTAAAGACGGTGAGTTAGATTTATCGTTATATCAATTGGTATCGACCGAACCCGATAAGAAAGATGTTCACGGTTGCCACGGTTACCACGGTCTGCGGTCCAATTTGAGACTATTTGCTAGCACCATCTTCAACAAGTCTGAAGATTTCTACGGTGCACTTCACACCGAAACTCCCATAATGGCGTTGTACTGCGCTTTAGACGCCAGATGCGGTTACACTTCTGACATTGCTAAAGCATGTCTATGTTTGTCTAGCAAGATATGTACAGATGAATATCTAAGTCCGTATAGTTTTGATAGACATTTCTACCATGACATCGCCAAGGAAGAGGCAAAAGTATTCAATTTGCTGGGTGGCGCATGCTTCAGGTATTCATTTTTACACTTCATTGTGGAACAGCTGGATAAACTTGGGGATCTGGCGTCAGAGACCTGTATAGTCTACAATCGATTTTTCTTCCAAGTTGTTAAGCTGTTCTGCGTTAATTTCACACCAATATTAACACGCGGACCCGACTACGCTGCTGTTGTATTTCTTATGTTTTATCGACATAAGTTGCGAAGAGCTGAGGAGATGGCTGAAAGAATTAAGTTTGAAAAGAATAAAGTTTTACCCAGTATGTCCCCGGGAGTAGATAAATATGTATCTCTATTTAGTAATTTAAGCATAACACCCTTTAAATCCACTTACGAAACAATAACAGTAAAATCGTTACCCGGTGCTTGGGTACCACCTGATATGTAGTTGTATAAAATATGATCTGAACACCCATGATTTTTAAAAAGCAAGACATCTGGACTGCGTTATCTATTATAATATAACAAATGTATGGAAGGGGTAGTTTTGTAAGACCGAATAGCAATTTTAATCCTAGTCCTTACTATGGGAATGGTAATGATGGCGGAAGCGGCAGCATGACTTCAGCGCATGCCACTAGTGCCTTTGGTTATGGAGCACTACCTGCGGGTGGTTCAGGTCAAAGATATGGTGGCTACAATAATTACGGTGGCTACAATAATTACGGCGGATATAACAATTACGGCAATAAACCTGGTACAGTCAAAATACACGGAATAGACTGGTATTTTATTCTGAAGGAGGATCGAAACGCACCTACGTCTGATGGTTGTGATGCTAATGGTACATACGGAGCAAGTAGTAGCAATGGCACACACGGAGGCAGTAATGGTAGCAACGGCAGTGGTGGAAAAGCGCCATACTATCGCAAACGACGAGCGTTGTATGAAGATTATCCGCCAGAAACCCTCGGTAATAAAGTATTGATATCGCTAGAACATCCCAGATATCGAAGAGTCTTTGCGGTATTGGATAGCCATCGTCAACTATATAATCTTCTATCTACCATAGACAGCAAGGCCGCTAATATGTTCGAAGCCATTAGAGGTCAGATCCGTCAGAAGCCATACTTTGATATAGATGTAGATCCTGAGAAGTTAGCTCTGCGGGGTTGGACCAATGTAAGTCCGAAAGACGTAGCACTTCGAACCCGAAATATTCTACTGAGAGCTTTGATAGCAGAGATTTCGGAGAAGGTACAGGACTTTAATCCTAGCTCGGATATACTTAACTTTAGCAGTCATGGACCCACCAAAGGTAGTTGTCATGTGGTTGTGGATAACTGGTCTGTTTCCGGTAATGAGGATAATGGCGCGTTGTACGACGCAGTTCGTAAGCGTATAGATCTGAACGCAGAGAATCGCATATATGGAGACTTCATAGATTCTCAACTTTATTCGTCATTTCAGCAATTTAGATTAGTCGGTAACACTAAATTAGGAAGAGATCGACCTAAGGTATTCGAGCCCGCCTGGGAGTTAGATGGAATATTATACCGTCATACATTTAGGTCAGAGATAATTCAACAGTCCATGCTAAGATATTCAAACATCAGTGAGGCTTTTAGTGAAATGCTTATGGAATCATCACTAGTATCTCATACCATGTCATGTAGGCATCTACCTCCTTGGTGTCAACCCAAAGTTTCAAATGGTAATCATTATGGTACCGAGATGGGTGATCTTACCGAAGCCCAAGCTACCGAAATGCTTCGCATGGTATTCAAGTGTGCTGCTATTAACACTACCGAAGGCCCAAATGCGAAAGTTATCAGAGCTTATGAAAGGCGTTGTGTTGAGGGACATAGATTGATATTAAATAGAATTCATCCATCATTATGTCCCATGTGTAGACGAACACATCATCATGATCATCCTTATGTTGTTGCTCCAGAAGGTAGGGTAGTATGGAAGTGTCGTCATCATGAAGAAGGTAGAGGTTATACTATAGGTTATTTACCGGAACACATAATGAATTGTGGAGAAATTATTAGTAAAGACGGTAAGATAGTCAACGGTGGTAAAGATGTACAAGTAGTTAAGGATATGGAATCCTTAATGGCTATGATACACGCTAGTCACGGTGCCAGCCACAATATCAACAACGGTCGCCAAGGTGGAACTACAGTCAACGGAACTACAGCCGGAGGAGAAGGAGTTATGGTAGATAGTAGTTATAATGAAGCAGCTAGTTATGGTAATTACTATGGGAATGAACATCCGGAAGATAATAGAGGTCCATCGATGGTTGTTGCTGGTAGAGTGATATATCTGAATGAGTTGTTATCTAACGAAGAACAGGATGACGGTCAGGAGGATCAAGAAGATCTGGAAGACACCTTGGGAGGATATGCCAGTGACGGTATTAATGATGGGCAGGAAGATCAAGAGTATCAAGAGGAACAGGAGGATCAAGAGGAACAGGAAGATCAGGAAGATTACGAGGTTGAAGATGAACAGGAAGATCAGGAAGATCAGGAAGATGGATGGGAACCTGTGGACATTCCTACTACCGAAAATCCATGGCATACTCTTGTCAACAGCAACTTGAGTTTAGAAGACTTTGAGAAAGAAGTGGTTGAACGGGAAGTGGTTGAACATAACCCAGATGAACAAGATGCTGCGATACAAGATATATTAACATACTACATTCAGGAGGATGAAGATCAGGATGACGAAGATCAGAATGTTGAAGGTCAAGATGACGTAGTTTCAGATGATAGTAGTGACGATAGTAGCCATGCCAGTAACAGTACAGATTCAGATAGTGACAGTAGTACTGATACAGATTACGCTCTATTTTATTCTAGTAGCGATGGCGAATACGATGACGGGGACTTTGAGTACGATGATGAGGACGCTTATATTAAGGACTTCATACATAACCACACCGAACAGAATGGAGACAATCGTAGTCCGGGGTTCGCCCTCCATTACAGCATTGATAGCGAATTATATCCTGACATTCCACTACCACCTATAACGGCTTCTGTTACCGTGACCGCCGTACCCGCAACCATTGCAACAACTGCAATATCAAATACAACGGTCATACCACCGCCTACAACGATCTCATCGTATGCAATACCGCCACCACCGATAACATACTCCAACGTCGAACAACCCAATGTTAATATTGCTCAAACGTATATTCCGACTCCTAACATAACCCAATCTCCAATGGTAAGTGTTAACATACAGAATAATGTAAACGTCATAGTATCTCCATCAATACCAGAATACTCTGAGTTAACATTTACACCTGAATACAACACAGTAGCAACACAAACATTCATCACGTATCAAACTCAGCCTATCCCAGTTCCAACCGGTCAAAAGAGTAATACTACAACCGAAGGCATCGGACCCGTACCACTACCACCTATAGCATATCGTCCACCAGACAATTTAAGTGCCAACATTATAAGTAAGCTCAGCACCATAAGAAATAAATATACCATTGAACAGAGCAAAACAAAAGAAGAAAGGCGTCGCGAACAAGAAATACGTAAGGCAAAAGGAGCGTATCATTCCAAGACTATAGTCCAGCAGCTCCTCCGTAAACATAATTAAGTAATTACGATTTTTTAAAAGTTACAAAGACGTAAGTTCTCCATTAGATCGAATAACAAACAATATGTCATGCACTAGCTGTGGTACCGGCGGTAGTTCCGGATTTTCTGGGTCCAGTGGTATGGGTTCGTCTGCATTCGCATACAATGCTCTTTCATCAACCAACTGTGGTGACGCCACCGCTTGCTGCTCTAGCAATATTTGTCCACCTTGCCCACCCACTGCTGGTGATAGTTTGGCTATTATCGGTACTGGTATTTCTGCAGTTCTGTATGCTTATCACTACTTGGTGCAAAATCCCAACGGACGCGTTCATATGTTCTATGAAAATTTGGACAACACTGACATTCCCAACATTGGCGATTTGGATTTCCCTCTGTCCAGATTGAACAACTCCAATTTCGTTGATATTCTTCCCATTCTGCACAACCGTAACGGAATTGAGAACTCTGTTACCAGTCTTATCACGATCCCCACCACTGCCCCCGTTGGAGATTCTCTTATCGCCAACTACCCTCGCTTTTTGGAATGGGTTCCTATGAACGCACGTCTGTACTCTGCTCGTAAGGAAAGTCTGTTGCATAACTACAGCAGTACTCGCTGTTTGTCTGCCCTTGAGTTGCAGATTGCTCAAACTTTGGCTAGTTTCTGGGGTATCTGTTTGACTCGTAACAGTTTCATTGAGAAACCTGCTATCTATGCGATGCATAGATTCTTCACCACATCTGGAGACACCAGCTGCTGCTACGATAGCACCACTTGCGCGACTAACCAACCCATTTTGACCGGCGTTAATCCTGCTGCAGCTCAGTTTGCTTCCTACACTGGTAACAATGTAGGACAGATTCCTAACATGGGATTTATTGCCCCTAATAACTTCAACGGTGAGTGCGATGACAGCTTCGGTCCTAATGCCGTTAAGCCTGCCCGCCATTTGTTGGTAGACTTCAAGAATCGAGTCTTCAACAGTTCACGTACTACTATTTATCCTACGGTTACTAACTGGGTACGTGCTCAACAGGCCGGTAATGGAAGCTGGAGTCTGCAGTTCCAACAAGGTGGTGATGCCATTCAGACGGTGACTGCCAACAAGTTGTTGTTTAAGACTAATCCATATGCCACTTCGCGTATTGCTTCTCAGTTGAGGATTCCTAACTTTGCCCAATTGGGTATTCCCACTGACGGTAACCACCCCCGTGCTATGCCCACTTTCTCCGATTACCGCGCGGTGTTGTCTATCCCTGCTCTGTCTGAAGTTATTTCTGGAGCTCTGACTCTCCCCGGTGTGCGAGATGATAGTAACGGATTGTTGCCTAACCACTTGCAATGGATGGTACGTTATACCACCACCAACTACGATCCCTACACTAAGAGAACTGCTGCTCAGGGACAGAATCTGCTGATTGTCAATGGAGTCAACATGGCCAATCGTCGTTCGCTACAATGGAGTAGAGCCAAGAACTCGTTTGTTTCCAACTTCAATTCCCCGGATGTAGAGTACAAATTCCTGTGTGCATTTGCCTACATTGTACGTATTATCAGATACGCCATTACTGGTATTAACCAGTGTGTTAACATCGTCGAGCAAAGCAACACACCGGGAGGCGTTGTAGATACTCAAGTTCTATTCGATAACGCCACTCACTTGGATGGTATTTTGCAGTTGTTGACGGTGTGCGGTTGCTTGTTTTCTGACAGTTTGTCGTGCACCGATGGTCGATAGACTACTATCTATAGTATCAGAGTCAAATGTATTCAATAATATAAACAACATCATTAACTAAGTTTTTAAAAACTATACCAGTATCTAAACATAGTGCTATTAACCATCAACCTAGTCGCTACACATTTGTAACGATTATAATTTGAAACATTCACGATGCGTCTTACTGGATTCAGATTACATTTACTCATCATACTAATAGTATGTTACTTTAATGTTAGTATCACCGACTGTCATAGGGGTACTAATTATGAAAAGTACCAGAGTATTCTCCATAAGAATGAGTATGACGCGTACTACAATCAAGAAGAGCAAAATCAGAAAGATCTCAATAACATATTGAAGTTCCACCAAAATTACCCTGAAGAGGACGGATCATGGTTCGCAGGATTGGCAGCGATAGAGACCGCTGTTGTACACATAGGCTTCCATCAAGGTCATATGAATATCTCGACTAGCGGTTCTGTCAAGATTCCGGGTTACTACTATCCGCTGAGCATAATGTGCAAGTTCTGGTCTACTTATTATGCGTCATTTAATCTCATTTCGCCAGCAATTATAACCTACAAGCATCTAGATGGTTATAGATCATATATGGAAGTTACACCTCTGTTTATGGCGACGTTAGATATTAATGGAGACTGTGCAGGATCTGCGAAGATAATGGGTTCTATGTTTATCTTCGATTCTCCTGAGAAGTGTCGCCATAAGTTACTTGAAGGAGAATATGTATGTCAAGGTTTGGTGAAGGAACAACAGAGATGCTGCTCGTCGTGTTCTCCGTATTTGGTTATGTTTGAAGCTATACTTGGTAGTAGTGTAACTGATAATCCAAGTATATCAGAGGTTCGAGTCATACGACAGCCTGAAGTCAGAATTGATTACTATCAAATGTGTCACTAACGTATGCAATTATATGTAATGAACTTTTTAAAAAGTAACTTGGATGTTCGACTTAGTTACACGACGGAGGGAGCAGCAGTCACAGAAGTAATAACATCCTTAGTACCTGCCACTGGACCCAAATCCTCCAAGTCTGTCTGCTGGAGTTAACTCTTCAGCTTCCACTGGTTCCAACATCTCTACCTTCTTGATGACTATCTGAGCCAGGCGCTCATTGTCGAGGGCATAGAAGTAGTCTGTAGATGTATTCTTCAACTGGAACATCACTTCGTCGCGGTAGTCTGAATCGATAGTATCGGACAACAGGATAACCTCCTTCCATCCGATACTAGACCTAATTCGAATATGTCCTTCCATTCCATTTGGAATTTCCATTGCGATACCAGTACCAATCCTCTTCTTCTCTCCAGGAGCTAGACTGAAGCGATGGACACAATGCAAGTCCAGACCGGCGGCATATTTACTACCTCTAATTGGAAGCTTGGCATTGGGATGCAACTTCTTGCATTTCAAAACGGAGTTGTCAACACTATTGCGATAGCTGTAACTACTGGAGCTATTGATAGTGTTGCTGTCATCATTGACGCCACTGGGTGAGCCGATTGAACACCCACTATCGCGAGTATCGACAATACAATTAATAGCAGTGTTAACTTCGCTAGAGTTGCTGCAAGATTCCATGATGATTGATAACTCTGCATAAACTGGGGTCAGCACGGGAGATGTCTTGGTGGATAGGTGTGGTAGTTTGCGGACTACTGTTTTAAAAACTTAGTCACACTCTATATTAGAATTACATACCATCCAGCAACCTATCAATATACGGTATTAATGAGATCTTATTCGATTCACTTCCCATTAATGATAAGCGTGTATAATTTGGTTCTCCGAAATCAGTACCATCTTTGCCGATAATATTATATTGACGTTCTAACTCATTCTTCTTCATTTTCACCCAGCAATAAGGTCCACTACTGTTAGTGACTGGAAGCAATCTACTTAGATAGGATCTAAGCTCCTCCATCTTCTTGCGAAGGCTATACCACAATCCTCTGGTTATCTCCGGATTGATCAGAATGTAGTTGAGAAACATTTTAACCACATTGATGGAAGGTACAATAGAAGACATATGAGTTAAATAGATGCGATTTCTCAACGCATCTGCCCATGGACCAGGATGAGATAGGGACCATCCCACACGTAGTCCACCAAGACCAGATAATTTAGAGAAACTAAACACATACATGTTCTCAGTGTAGATTGGAAGTAGGTTCATGTCAGAGTCGGTATACTGAGGCCATGAATAAGCACAATCGATAATATGGTATTTGGCTAGTGTTTCAAATGAGCGCTCTTCGCCTGTAGGGTTGTTGGGAGTGGTAACAATTTCTACGTCTACTCCATCCTTTGTAAATTCATTGTCTCTGAGTATACAATTAGAGTCGTTATTTAACAACTCATACATATAAGGATAATGTGGTTTCTGGTACCATATTACTACTCTACGTCCCAAAATCTCTTTCAGAGCTAGAATAGCGTTGTAGATGATCTGTGTCGAACCATGCCCCACTGTGACAGAATTATGGGTTGATAATGGGAGACGAGGATGATAACAGCGATGAGTGTCTAAGATTAACCCGTCAAGTGTTCCCTGAGGTTCTTGATATCCACAATCTTTAATGTTGAATGTGTGTTGTCTGAGTTCTGCCGGTATGTTTTCAATCAATATCTCAGGATTACCATCACTCAGATTGAAGAACGATTGACAGTAGTTTCCTGATTCAGATCGATCGAATGACATAGTAAGCGATGAGCTACATGACATACTGTCACTGCTTTCACGACTGTCATGACAGCCACTAATGTCAAACACATATCCACTTGACATGATTGAATATAGTTACCGTATGTGAATACAAGTCTCTATTAAATATCTCGGTTATAGTCTCTAGGTGGTTATTTGTAACAGTAGAACAGCTATGTTTTAAAAAGAAAACATTAATACGTAACACTAGATATTACTGGACTGTTGAGATAGTCGAACTCGTTACTTTGTTCTTCTTCCCCTTCTTCCCCCTCCCCGCCCTGTCCGTCTGAACTTACCGGTATATCAATATTATCATTATCACCATCATCATTATCGGAAACAACCGGACTATCTAAATCCGATACTTCTGGTGAGAACCTCCGATTTAGATATTCTTGCGAGCACCGTGATCTCAGGTGTGTGAACGCATCGTGGCAACCGCGACTGTCATAATTGAGATTATTAGACATACAGTTACGATAGTCCAGAACTCGTTGCCTGAATGCTTGTTCTTCGTCTATCCATTGTTGCAGATCAGAGTATGTCATCCCCGCTGATAAACAATGCTCTTTACACCATATTGATACTAAAGGGTTATTGACTCTGTAATAGTATAGAAATAAATAGTATACTATCTCAGCGGCGGATACCGTATTTTTATACATAATGCCTTCAGATTCTAAAGATCCGCAAGGTGGAGAACTGAACGATATCGCTAATCTCTCGATAATACCCCTCCTTCCATTTCCATATCCATATCCATAAGTGAAGTATATTTTCTGATGTTCGTCTATACACGGGACAAAGTTATTAACAAATACAATATATTGAGCAAATGTCAATATGTTTCCTATATGAACCAGAACATCTAATAACTGCTTTATCAATGGTATTACGTCACTACTAATACCGGCGGCTAGCTTACAAATCAAATCATCTTTCGGTTTTAATACTAGTAACGCTGATCTTATCCTACGTTTGGACGTCCTAATAATTCCTTCAATCGTAAATACCGGTTCCGTCTGAGACACGTAACTCAAACAACCACGTACATATCCAGTAGATGCCAGCTTCTTAGCAATCTCATATATGTTAACACGTTCCCTCTCGGATGAACTCCATGTAATGTCATGTTCAAACCCGTCGATAGTACATTCTACTGTCGATTTGTGAAATTGAAAGCGCGAACGCATAGCTGGATTTGTGATTACTGTCATTAACATGTCATTCGGTATAATTACACCTTGCTTCCCGACATTGTACCTTCTACTGCGAATAAAATCTACTATCTGACTGGTAATAATGCTGTCGTCCCCATCCGCCGGTTCACTACAAACTACTTCGTCTTCCATTGGTCTATTTCGGATGGTAGTAAAGTTGAACGCTATATTGATACTCGCACCGTGAAGGCCTATGTTAAAAAGCTTGCGACTAAAAGTAAATAGAGATCTTTTCACTTATGTTAGATGGTGACAAAAAACGAGGCCTACCGCTGGTTATTGTAGTCCAAACGCAAACTAGCGATAATGCCTCCGACCAATGGATGAGGCGTCTATCGCAATTTGAAGTAGTAAAATATAAAGCGTTAACTAGGAACAGCAATAACGCCTTCTTCGACGGACTATTCTCAGTAAGGGAGACAGTTGGATGTAAAGGCAAATCTGTTTTAGTTATTTTAGATACTAGTCTATGTCTATTACCAGATGACGCTTTTAGAGATAAACTTCTCAAGCTCATGTACAGTGATGTGGACTACGATCTGTTCTATCTATGTAAGTGGCAGGACAGTGTTCAGCGATACAAAGAAATAAAAGAGATCAGCAGCGATGGAACAATGTACTTTACCACTACATCGCCTAGCGGATTGCAGGCTATTATGTTTTCACCTAAGGCGTTGGACGTAATATATGGATACAATCATCTTCCAGACGGGCGACTGTTCAATTGTAGTACCGATATTATGGATCTGGACAACCAGTTGCGTAATGAGATATTTATCGGTAATTTTCATGCTGTTACCACTATACCTAACATTGTAGATGTTAATCCAAGCTTAATGAAGACCGCGTCGGAGTATGCTAAACTACAATTAGCCACTAATTCCGAACAGGTTCAAGATCAGTCTGTAAGCAACACTTCTATTTATATCTGGTTTGCGATTGTAACTATCCTTATTATCGTGTTAGCTTGGTTTGTAATAGAGATAGGTAGTCGCAATTAAACTCAGATTATAGTAGCTATAGTTGAACCACAGTTGTATCAGTCGTAGTTGAACCATAATCGCCTATAAATAAATAACGTTTTTAAAAGTATAGTATATTCAGGTTGTGGCTGTTTAATATGGAACTACCAGCACAATTAGCCTTCCTAGATAATAGACGCAAGTTATTGAATCTTGTACCGCGTTTACTATCAAGTGACTTCTGGCCAACTGAAGAAGTAGAAACGTTTTTACATAAGGGCAGCGTATTTAATCGCGGTGGTCATGGAGCAGTATCATGCGTAAATTCGGGGATCTGTAATGTGATTGTCAAGAAACAGTTGTTAATTAAATGTTGTAAGGGATTATTCGAGCCCACACTCATATCAAGAGGCGGTAAACAGTATCAGCTAATGAGCTTAGAAGACTCTCTAGATGATGGTGTTATCTCTATAGTACTTGCATCTATGGTATCGAATAGTATAGTTAAATACTTTATGGGTAACGTATTCGGTATGTATTTGGCTTTTATTAATGACACCGAATTACGTCCGGATGTAGATAATAATGACATGATTGTACCGTTAATGGAGACCAAGTCTATGATGGCAGCCATACAAGTAATGGAGGAGTTACCAGGTCCACTATACAGCTATAAAATACCTGGTATTGACATAAAACCAGAGCAATGGGGTGTAGGACTTATTAGAGCGGTTTATTTGCTAGGTAGGACACTACTTCATTTGCGTCAGTACGACTACACCCATAATGATCTTCATACTAGCAATGTATTATATAGATTCGTACCGGAAGGAGTGTATGTTCGCTATGACATAGAAGGAGAGGAGCTATATGGTATGGTTAAAATATTACCAGTTATCATAGATAGTGGACGAGCTAATATACGTGTGGATGCAGGGACTCTGCGATCAGAACAGGAAGCATGTATCATCGAAGGGAATCGTCATGGTCACTATTATCCTGGTTATGATATCTTTACATACATATCTACACTCGCGGGTCTACGTAAGAGAACACCTATGTCTGACGCCCATTGGAAAGTACTATCTGATGCTATTGGTTTCAATAGACTAACGTCGGATGAGATGGCAACTATTGAAGCAGGCTCCATGCCGTCGTTCTCTACAGTCGATAAATGCAATAATCTGAGAGTATTCCTTAACAATCTACTGCCATTCTTACGGGAACGTAAGTTAGCGGCACCGCTGGGGATACCGACATCTATGGGGAAAGTCAGTATTCTGACTTCGTCTGTTTCAACAAGTCCTCTTACAAGTTCTCTTACAACTGTACCCATTCCAATTCCAATTAGTAGCTCACCTGGTGGTTCGTCAAGTAGTTCATCAAGTGGACCATCGAGTAGTTCATCAAGTGGCTCTAGTAGTAGCCCTATGGATGTAACTAAACTATTAGGTTACCCACTATCCATAGCAGAGAAGCCACATATGTGGTCGGATAAAGACACAGCATTTAGCGGATTCCCTTACGATAATAAGTATATCAATGTATCATTAGGTATGGATATTGGAAGATTTTATATTAAATCTCGTGCCAATAGGGCTATGCAAGTGGGCATCTGCGCCATAGACATCACTAAGGCAAATTTTACAAATGTATGCTGTGATGCTAACATAGTACAAGCGCTATACGACTCACCAGGGCCTGGTGTAGCTTTTAATGGACAGGAGGCAGATACAGATACCCATATACCAATTGGTAGATTAACATTTAATGCTACAGTTGGTACTCAAAGACCAGCAGTTAACGTTCAAGGCAATATCTACAATCCTACTCCCATAGATATTGGAGATAAACATTATTGGGTTAATCTGAGTAACATAGAACCCAATAGTTCCAACGTAGTGATGAATTATCGACCACGCGACGCAGGTATTGGTTTCAGTAGTAACAAAGTACTGTACCATAATGGATTGAAACTATGGAATGATGCCAACATGGATAACATTGGCGTTATTAAACCCGGGGAGCCTTATCCTCAATCAGAAATACCAATATACAAGTATTCGTGTCATGCCAATACTTACGATCTATGGCAATTTCATAATGGCGGTTGGTTAACATCTTGTAACGAGTCAATTCCAGGATACAGTCCTAATTACAATCACAGAGCAGAAAGGACGCTATTGGTTACTACGGATGGACCATTGTTGTACGTTTTTTACATAGTTCAGTGTAATATCAAGGAAGCTATAGATGTCATAGAAGACGTTGTTAAACCTAGAGATGTTGTTGTACTAGGCCATGGTCCACCTAGCGGTATAGCAGGTAAAGATATTAATGGTAGTATATTCTATACTAGAGATAGAGGCAATCTATCATACATGTCGCATGTAATATTGGCAACACCTAAGTAGTGTACAAGTGATAGTAGTATCACGGGTAACAGTATCGCGCAAGTGCAAGTTTTTAAAAATCTTCAGTAGTTATACTAATATGTAGTTGTTATAGGTTATGTTCCATGAAACATAACCGTTTCGCTGACCAGGCAACGACATCACCATTCTCATTTCTGACTTCAAAGGAGGTTCCACCAAGCTCTTCAGCAGTACATGTATATCCAATGCCAGGCGGTTGGGTTATCTCTCGCGACCTAACGACGATAGAACCTTCTCTATCTTCAGAGTTAGTTAGAAATACTTTATAGTGTCGTGTTACGCGCAGAGCTCTACGTGAGTAAGGAAGTCTGACTACCCCATGAACACCGTTAAGTGTCAACGGAATAACAATAACGGAACCGTCGATATATGCTTCTTTGGGCACCTCCTTTTGGCCTTCCTCCTTCTGACCTGCCTGAGATCCGGCTTCCGCTGCGTCACGACCGTTGCTCATCTTCCACACCTGACGGATTACTGAAATGAACATCTTCAATTGTCCATATAGCGTCTTCGATTGCGTGTACAGCATTTTCGCACGTCGACATCCAGATGACAGCAATAACTTACCGTTACACATCACAACAACCACATACGCACCAAGAATAATGCCGGGATATATGGCCAGCATCCACAAAAAGTACGGTAATTCGGATTCCACATCGAATCTTTCGATATTGGTTGGTCCCATATTAGTTCCGTTAACGTTAATTCCTCCAATATCAGCCATTTGACGAGATTAAAGTTGGTTTGACGTTATCACTAAGGTACCAGGGTTTGGTTATAAATAAAATCTTAACTAGTTGGACAACAGCTCTTCGATTGTGTAATTTGTCTATAGCAGAGTATCCTCTAGTTGATTTTGTTCATCCATTGTAATAAGATCATCGCCAACATATACCCTAGTACCCTACCCACGATGACTATTGAGGCAACATCCTCAATAGTCGAATCGAATGTACTCCCTTTTAGCGGGGAGCATGACAACAGTAGGCGTTATGGACCAGCCATAACGATTGTGGTAGAACTTTTCAGGACCCAGTACAGATAGCAGCGAACCTTTGGGATTCTTGTACAACACTTCTCCAGGATATTGTTTGTTAAAAACAAACCGCAACCATTTTGGAGCGCTGATCATACATACGTCTTGCTTATATCTCGGTGTATCTTCGTTGGCTTCCGCTATTCTTAGAGCACATCCGAAAGAACAGTGTTCTCCAGTTCCCCAGAAGATGTTTAGCGCCACTGTTTTGTGTGTTATCTGTCCCGTTTCAGGTGAAATAATTGGGACTTGGATATAACACGGCTCATACTTTACCGGTATTGGTACTCCGGCATGCGTATAGTCTTGCTTACAGTTGTCACAACGTCCTCCCATTTTCATGGCTCCATGCTCCTGGTAGTAGTTGTAGGCGTCATGGTTATCGCTAGCTATTAACGTACTACATCCACTACGATCTTGGATTAGATATATCGGAGCTAGATCTGTTCTACCGTAAGTAGGTGTAGAATAATCTATTTTGCCTTTGTATTGAAGTTGACCTTCGCTTGGCTTGTAATCAGCGTATAGTCCATTGTTGAATTTTTCGATTACCTTGAACGGGTCAAGCCCTCGAAAAAGGAATACCAGATTTTGACCACTCATTTATCGCATACGATTAGGTACTTCGGAGTTTGACACGAAGTGTAACCACTCCCCGATCAACCGTCTACGATAAAATTATACATATGAAGCACCCTACGTTGAGGAGCGGATATCTGAAGGTTTACATGGGTCCGATGTGCTCCAGCAAGACCATACACCTTTGGGGAGATTTAGTGAAGAATGCTGATCTTGGTATGAAGGCTCTGTACATAAATACCGTTAAAGACGTCCGACAGACAGCATCAGGCGATGAAGGTCTAAGTACACATTGTTCATCATACAATGGACAAATTAGTTCTATACCTAAGATTAAGACCGAGCGCTTATTATCTGTTAATGTTTCCGCCTTTGATATTATAGGAGTGGATGAAGGTAACACATATCCAGATCTGGAATTAGCCATACTCTATTGGGTGGATATCCTTGGAAAACATGTCATATGTGCAGGCTTGAATGGATGCAGAGATAGAAAGAAATTTGGCGGCATCTATCGTCTTGAACCCCATTGGGATGAGGTGGTACATCTGAAAGCAGTATGTCGGTTATGTCTGGAATGGTTGAGACAGGTAAACTTCCGTGGTAGTATT